ACTACTAATGAAAGTATACAAACAGAAAGACCTCATTAAACTTAAACTTATGGATGGATTTAAATTATTCTGGGAAGCATATCCAAATGCTCAAGGATTATTTCCAGCTATGACTGCGTATGTTAATGCAGTAAAAGATGATGGCGCAACAGAACAGGAGATTATAGATGGAGCAAGAGAGTACAGGAAATATGTCCAACAAAACAAAATCGAACAAAGATACATCAAGTACCCAAGTAACTGGTTACGAGAAGGACACTATTATAATAGATACGAAACCAATAACACATCTGCAAACACCATTCAGCAAGGAATTGTTGACAGGGGTGCAATTCAAAGCACAGATGAAAATAAAGTTTTACAAATCCCAGAAAGAAATAAACGCAGCACTTGATGAATTGGATATAGACTTACAGTTTATGATAGATAGACTACAACCTATTACATTAGAACAAATGTCTGAGTGTTTGTATCTATTGTTCTTAGTTAACAAGCATGTGTTACCAGATACAGAGCAAGAGAAGAAAGACTTCTATGCTGTGTACTCTAATGAATTAAAAATATTTCCAGCTGATGCTATTCAATATGCAGTATCTAAGATGGTTAAAGAATCTGAATACCCTAGCATAAAAAATATTAGGACACATGCTAACAAGATATACATTCCACGACTGGAAGTATTTGAGTTATTACAGCACGCTCATAAAAAAATTGCTGAACAATTAGAGGAGAAGTAAATGACTACTCAAAAGAAAGAACTACAATACGCAGTTAAACAATACCTTAAGATTATGATGACAGCAATTCTATCTGGAATTGTATTGTTGAATGGTCTTGCATTTATCTTTGGTCTTTAACATGGCTAAAGATAAGAATCATAAAGGGAAGTATTCCCACACAGGCGGTAACTCAAGACCACTTAGAGGTACAGTCTATTTTAAAAATGGTAAGTGGTACAAAAAAGTAAAAGTTATGGAGGATAGAGATGTCAATTAAATTTACTGATTGGGTTATTGAACAACAAGAAGAAGCTGAAATAAAAAGCTACAAGAAACACTTTAAGCAATATGCTAAAGAGAATCCTGATGCTGAGTATGATGAGGTACATGAATACGCAGAAGAACAAGTGCGTATTGAGAACGATGTGTATGAACCTGATCCTGAAAGTGATATGAGGCCAGAAGATGTCAATTAAAATATATAAAAGTGTAGACTACTCTGGAACAAGAGAAGAATACTATCAAGATAAGATAAGTAGTAGTGATGCAAGAGCAATAGCTAGTGGTGACTACTATGATTTAGAAAAACTTTGGGAACAAAAGATAGATCACCTCAAAGATGATTTGTCTAATGTATTCCCTGTTCAATTAGGATTAGCTACTGAAAATTTCCATACGACCTGGCTTAACAAACAGTTAACCAGAAACAATGTAGTTGGTTACGGACATGAACATAACTTAATGTATGAACAAGCGCATTGTGTTGTTGAATCTGATAGCCCGGCTCATCCATTTATATTAGCATCTACTATTGACATAGCTTATTCAAATGAACCTATTAATCATCCGAATAATAATATAAAAAGTATTAGCTTAGTAGAACTTAAACATACTGGAGAGTACAGTAACTTAGATAAAGTAATTGAGAACTACTATCCACAGTTACAACATCACATGTATGTCTGGGGTACACATGAGATAATGATCTCAGCTATCTTTGGAAACAAAAGACAACAGCATGACATAGTTAAAAGAGATGATAACTTTCTTGCAGATTACATGGAAAGAGCTATGGAATTAGGAGCATTAATCTATGACTATTGGCATGACCAAGCAAGATTCTATGAAGATGGAGAGAAACCAAACAGAGATGAATGGTGGAAAGTATCACAAGAATTAGACTGGGTTACTGGTATACCAATAGAAAAAGATATTGTATGTGAGAGCGGTAAGGTGTATAATCTTAACGAATGTGCAGATTGGAATTGGGCTAAAGAATTTATTGATAAAGCAATAGAAACTTCAGTAAGCAATACTGGATTCAGTAAGTCTAAAGAGGAGAATGAACATAACAAAACTCACCTCAAGAAACTGATACCAGATGATGCCAAGTCTGTAACATACAACGGTATTACTGCCAGCCGAAATAAAAATGGCATAGTGTCTATCAGAATTAAATAGGAGGAACCGATGGATAAACAAGAAGCATGGGCTAAGATACAAAAACTTTGCCCAGACATAAAGCCAAACGATAAACTTGCTTGGCAATTAAAACAAAACAAACAATGGATATTAAGTAACCAAGCTGTGCAAAGAATCGCAGCACACAATAATATTATTGTTACCTATGGAGAACCAAAAGAAATCATGGGTAATATATATATTAAAGCTACTGCTAAGAATACTATAACAGGATTGCAGATAGAATCCTTTGGAGAAACAAGCAGTAAGAATACACACAACGCATACCCTCTAGCTATGGCAGAAAAAAGAGCGCACGATAGAGTCGTTCTTAAATGTGTTGATGTATACGCAGACTTCTATAGTGATGTAGAGGCAGACTCATTTAAACAAGATAAGGAGGAATAGATGTCAGGAAGTTTAAATAAAGTAATGCTCATAGGTAGACTAGGAGCGGACCCAGAGGTCAGAGATACAAAGACAGGAGGAAGATTCGCAACCTTTAGTCTTGCAACATCTGAACGATGGAAAGACAAAAGCGGAGAACAACAGGAAAGAACCGAATGGAATAGAGTAGTAGTATTCCAAGAAGGATTGATTCCTGTTATAGAAAAATATGTTACGAAAGGAAGTAATGTATTTATTGAGGGTAAATTGCAGACAAGAAAGTATGAGGACAAAGACGGAGTAGAAAAATATACTACCGAAGTTGTACTTCAAGGATTCAATTCTACATTTACTATGCTAGATTCTAAATCATCAGAGTCAGGAGCGAAGCCCACAACAGGCAGAGCGATTGACGATGATGATGATATACCATTTTAACCTATTGATTCTCCTTTCCTAATTCGTTTGTGCATCAATAGGTTAGAGTATTCAAAGGGCGCAAACGAATGCTGATAAGCACAGCTATAGCTTAGAAACAATGGCTGTGCTTATTTTGTTTGTGAGTAGATAAGGAGATAAGTAATTGCTATAAAGGAGAGCTATGCAAATGAAATTCAAAAATAAAAAACTTACACATATAGTCCATAAAATTATGGAGGATTATGATTTAACTGTAGAAGAAATCAAAGGCAACCAAAGAACCAAACAAGTAACAGAACCACGCTGGGTTATGTGGAAACTAATCAGAAAAAATTCTGGATTAAGTTACGGAGAGATAGGCAGACTGTTTAACAAAGACCACTCTACTGTTATGAATGGTATTAAGAAAGCACCACAAGATATTGTAGATGAATACCAAAAAATATTTAACGAGATTTCTTTTGAAGAAATTCCAGATAGTCACGACCTTCTTCCACATTCTCAAACATCAGTTGTTTTGAAACACTTGCAGAGTATGGATCAATCACTTGTAAAATTGACTGACCATGTTGCTGTTGATGAAAACCCTTATCTATTGCATATTGATCGTGATACTTATAACCTCTTAGTCGAACTAAAGAACTTACTTTACCATTTACTTGCTCCACTTTCTGAATCCCCCAGTTATGCTTATGACCAGCAACATACAGATCAGCATCAGAATTCCAAAGACTCGCTTTCATCAGTCCATGAAGATTTGAGTACTGAGAGTGACCAGGAAAATCGTGACGAGCGTCCACCGAAAGAGAATATCCATTAGGGAAATTTAATCTAAACTTAACTTGCCAATCAGCAGAGATATTCTTTGGCTGTTCCATCCATGTCATCGGATCTTTTGCACTAGGTGTCCAGTTATCATGATTCCCTCGAATGAGTATGAGTGGGTCCATGTTATTAATCAACCATTCAATAAGCATATAGGTTTGAGAGTCAGTAGTTTCTTGACTAGGACTCATTTTTAAAGACAAGCGACCTATCCAATTATTGTGTACATCTCCTATCGATGCGCCTTTGATAGCTGGATTAGATTTAATTAACTCTACATCAGAGTATAACTTCTCCCAATCACAATGGTTATCATCTATATGTGGATCACCCATCCATAGTATACCTACTGGCCCATCAATATTTACTTTAACATCTATCCATTCATGAGCATCAGTAGCTTTCTTTCTTGTACGAAATCTTTTTCGTTTATACTCAATCAATTCTTCAATAGGTAATTCTTCTGAGGGTAGGTCTGGTACTTCAAACTCAGGTTCTTTAGTTAAGTCCGGTAACCTTTCTCTTGCACAATATAATCGTGCATTGAATGTAGCATAGCTTAGACCTAATGATTTAGCAGCATCATGTCTGCTCTTATGTTCATTGTCTGCTTCTAATACTTCTAATAATTCATCGGCTGTTAATGGGTTGCGTGACATTGTTTACTCCTTACAACATTTACAAAGTTTTTCTTCTCGTCTTATTTCTTGGATAGCATCAAGACATCCACATATTAAATTAATATACGCATTAACTGTCATGTCTTTCCATATAGACTCATGATCTATACATACTCTTAGCTTATTACCAGATGGGATTATGTAAGTCTGTGTGTCTTTATCAATCTTTACTGATTTCATCTACTTGCTCCTTAAGTTTACTAACTTCTTCTTGCAGTTGCTCAATCCGCATGTCTTGAAGTGCATCATCTGGGAGCGCACCGAACTCACCTCTCGGCCATTTAACTCTGAACTCTGAGTTAAGAACTATATCTTTATTCTTTAACTCTAACTCATGCTCAAGAAAATTTAATCTTTCAGTTAAACCAAAGTAACCATACACAGCTATACAGCTACCAGCTATAAGGCTTACAAGATTTCTTAATGGTATAGATATTACACTTGAGTCTGATACTTTCATCGCCATTATTTTTTCCTCATCATAGCTCGTTGACCAAACCAGAAAGCAATAATGCAAGATACCATACCCTCATCGAAATCTGAATAGATGATGTGTAAGTTTTCATGCAGCTCTACCCCACTAGTATATGCTTGCCATATAGTAATTGATTTTGCAGTAAGGTAAGAAAACAAAAACAGATATGTAATGACTGGTCTGCATGTAGCTGAGAATGTAGTAACCCAACCAGCAGAGTTAGTAGCTAGTGTCTGGTCATGCTTATATATATTTTCTGCCTCTGCTATATCGGCTTGAGCGTTAGCAATATTAATTTTATGCTTGGACTGTGCTTCAAGTAAAGCCAACTGCTGACGATGTGCCTGGCGTTTCTCAAAAAATCCTAACACAGATGGAATTGTACTGGAAAAGAACCCAAGCGCTGATCCGAACAGGGCAATCATGAAAAATTAATCCCATAAATGAGCGTAGAAAAGAAGTTAGGTATGTCTATATAGTATAAGGTCATAAAGTTTAAATCTTTCTGTATGGCTTTCTATTCAAGCGATAGAGCTAATCAGTTATTTTGTCTGTAGTTTCTATCTTAATTGATATATTTTTTCCTACTGGTACTTGAGATGTCACATTTATATGTGAAGATGCACATCCAACTACAGTAAACATACAAAGAATTACTACTGTTAATATATTTTTCATTTAGTTACCTCCAAGTTTAGTTAAAAAATTTGTAATGCCAGCTGATAATCCACCAGCTGCAAAAATAATTCCGAACAATAGACCTCTACCTCTTGCTACTTGTAGCTCCATGTTCTGTAATCTTTTGTTCAAGTCCTCAACTTGATCTGTTAGTTTATTAACAGCGTTAAGTAATTTACCTTGTTCAACAGGAGATAGGCCAGCCATTATTCTTCATCTCTTGGATCAGCAAAATCTTCATCAGCAACCCATCCATCTTCTTCTGTATAAAAATATTTATTAGCTATCCAATCCTCTGGTGTATCAGTTACTCCTGTGTAATGATTAGTATTAGATGAATTCAAGTCAGCTACTATTAAAAGTTCTTCACCATCAGCACCACTAACTACCAATCTATTATCTGTAAGAGTTACAACTTCTTCATCAAGAAATATAAAAGGACATCTATCTTTATATCTATCTACTACATCAAATTCTTCTGCTACTTCATTACCTGATTCATCAGTATAATTATTAGTTAATGTTACAGTTTCATCTTCTCTGTTTAATGTTATTACTTGTGTCATTCTTCTTCTCCTGTTGGTACAATGTCATCAGGTTTTAATGTGAACCCATCATCTACAGTATAGCAATACTTACCATCTTCATAATCATCTGGTAATTCTATATCTGAATATATTGTAGATGTATCTGGAGTAGCATCAGCTATAGTAACATAAAGAATAGATGTTTCATCTGATACATAAGTTCCTTTTTCAGTAGCATCTAAGTTCCATTCATTAGGGTAAGCCCTCATTACTACATTCTCTAGGAACAAAGTAATCTCAGGAACATCTCCTTCAAAATCTTCTGGTACTTCTGGTGTATATGTAATGTCCTCATTATTATTTACTATTATTTTTTTCAACATGATAAGCTCCTAATGTCCATGACTTGATTTAATATATAGATCAGTAGCAGATAAAGCTACACCAACTTCTGTATTGCCAGTAGCTGTGTGAGTAAATGTAGCATTAGCTGAGCTTACATATACTGGACTACCAGCAGTTAGTCCTGATTGTTTTGTGTTCGTTTCACCTAAAGCAGTAATGGTAACATTAGCTCCATCAGCAACAGTACTTGTTGCAGCTCCTATGAATGTACCACTACGATCATACGCTAAAAATCCTACACACCTAGACTTAGTATAGTAGTTACTAGGACTAGACCCCCAGTTTAATAAGGCTAACCCTGTTGTTGGATGTACACCTACATTCCTTGAGAATCCAATGTCACCATAGAATTCACTAGGTGCAACAGCAAACTCATTAGCAACTGTTGTTCCCTTAGTCCATGCGCCATTCGGCGACACTAAAGTATTAGCACCTCCATCAATAAAGTTTAACTCACCAAAATGTATTGGTTCACTTTGATTGCTGGTTTGCTGGCCCATAAACATATAAGTTTTTTGAGCAGCCGAACTATAGTAAAGAGTTAACAACCTCCAAGAACTACTAAAGCTACCAGAACTAGGAGTTATATCACTCCAGTTTGTTGTCCAACTGCCACCATTTCTTTTAAAGTTAACGGCTTGCCATCTATCATCATTGCTGTGTTTTCTTACACCACAAAAGATTTTTTTAGCACTATCATATACAATAGACATAGCAACTGTACTACTGTCTGGTGTTATATTAACTTGATAAACATAATGATCGATACCGTTGGAGTTATTAGTAAAGTAAATATAGTTACCTCTAATATGATTAGGACCACTACCACCACTAAAGCCATAAATTAAACATGCTTGTTCATCTGGATTCCAGACTATACCACTTGACCATCTATAAGACCAATCAGTACGAGTAGTCCAACCCCAGTTACCGAAACTATCATATTCACTATTCTTGTTCCATTGATAACCACCAGTACCAGAACTATTCATTCTACCAGCACACACTTTTTTGTAACCAGCACTCCAGGCTTGGTTATAATCTGACATACATATAAACTGATCGTACTCATTATTAGGTCCTGATTTACCACCAGTAGTAGAATCTACACATTCAATAATTTGTGTAACTCCCTGACCAGATGGATCCCATCCACTTGAGAAAAAATTACTTCCATATTCTTCGCTTAATACTGTACCAGAAACAGATATAGCTCTTAAATAAAAATGACTGCTATACCCATGAAATAACATAAGCGTTGGATCACCATTATAATTCTTTACTTCACATATAGATGGGAAACCAGATGATGAACCCCAAGATAAAGGAGTACCCCATGTAATATTACCAGCACCATCATCTGTACCACATGCAACATGACAATGATTACTATTGTCTAACCATGTCTGATACCATTTACCACTATGTCTACCATAATGTGTTTCACCAACATAACTACTTGAGTTTGAGTTTGTTCCATCTGGAGTTTGAAGCGCTGTCTTAGTTATAGTAGCATTAGTACCTTTTAATGTTCTAGCTGCCTTACCATCTGATGTTACAGAAACAGGATCACCCTCAGTAATAGCTCCATCAGCTACTAATGTAAGACCACCGCCTCCTCCTCCTCCACCAGAAGAAGAACCAGCGTTCATCCATAGTTTGTTTGTATCTAATGCTCTACCTAAATCTACCGTACCAGTAGTAGCAATGACACCAGTCACACCAGTCTTGTATTCCTCATTAATTGTAAGACCAGATACAGATGTATTAATACCACCGCTGATTGTTACAATGACTGGTTGTCCAGCAGTTGCAGCTGAATTAGATACACCTAAGAATGTATTGCCAGTTAAGTTAGATGAGGTTATCATTTTACCTGAGTAGTAATGTATGTAACCATTAGTACCTTGTCTGTATATAACATGGAAACCACCATAAGCATCAGAGGCAGATTGTTTATAATACACAGGAGGCCATGCGTGTTCCATTATTCCATTAGCTGGAGTATAGTGTTCTGTTTCTGTAGCTGTATAGTTTCCAGCTGTTGCAGTTATAGTAGCAACTTTAAACTTATTGCTGTCACCTCTGTCTACAAAACCATAATAAAACTTATCATCTACTTCATCATAACGAAGATTAGAACCATTCTGAACTGCTACATAAGAATAACTTGATGAATTATCCATAGTAAATAAAGATGTTGTATCATTGGATGCTGTACTCCATGAAGAACCAGAAGATTGAGTACATTCTAATGTAATCATACCCACATAAGACTGATTTGTTCCATACTTTGCGTAATAAAGCACACCATTTTTCTGTTGATCTGGATTATAAGCAACATCCAGCACATCGTATGTAAGACCACCAGCAGATTTTACAGTTTCTGAATACTGCCTACCGTATGTTCCATAACCACTCATATAATCTAATCTTTCTACCTTTAAATCATTAGAGGTGTAGTCAGTAAAGTAATATAAAATTTTACTTTTGCTTTTATCATATTCCATTACTGGTTTAGTTGAAGAACTGTAATTGCCTCTTTGCTGTTCATAACCCCAGCCACCATTTTGTCGTCTGTTAAAACTCATACCAGTATTATATCCTGTGGGATAAGCCCATGCTATGTGCCAGTATGACTGACCACTAACATAAGACTTAAATGTTAATACTAAGTTTCTATTGTTTCTATCCCAACACATATCAAACCAATTAGGAGATTGATTCTGTCCACCTCCAGAGATTTGGTAGAAACCACCATAGGTATTGCTGGATTGGTCATCCTGAGGAGATATTTGATTGCCAATAAGAGTAACCCAACCACAACCATAGCGTGTATAGGTCTGGTGTGTTCTCATAGCATAGGCATATATTTCACGATCACCGTATTGAGCGTTGTAACCCTCGCCACCTGTGGCACTTGCCAAGTTAGCTTCATACATTAGTTTTAAATGGTTACCACCTAAGTTACCACTATATTGTGTTGATCCACTATTAGCTATAAACTCTGTACCCCATGTTAGACTACCATCACTATCACTTACTGTTGCAGCTCTTAAACACATTTGACTTGAATTGTTTTTATACGCAATAATAACTGCTTTCTCAGTTAGGTTATAATCCCAACCTATTAATTTAGTACTGATATTTGTAACAGAACCCTCAGTTTTACTGAACGCTGTAGTTTCTGCTATTTGTTGAGCCTTACCAGTAGATGTTAATATGACTGGTTTACCAGCAGCAACATCTCCATCAGCAGTTACAGTTACATCAGCAATAGTAGATGCTGGTAAGTTAACTAAGTTAGAGCCATCTACTTGTGGTAGCTTAGCTTTAGTGTGTAAGAAAATTTTTGTTGCACTTATAGCTGTACCTACAAACACAGAGTTATCATCTTTAGTAGTAGTTAGACCACCAGCTGTAGTAGCGTAATAGTCTGTATTAATTGTAAGGCCAGTCTGATTATCATTAACACCACCGATAATATTAATATCTACATTAGCTCCATCTGATACAGTTTCACTTGATAGACCTAAATATGTATCTATATTTAAGTTATGAGCAGATGAGAAACCATAGTAATAAGTCCAGGTCTTAATCTTACTGCTATCAGAGGTATCTCTTATTGCTGCCAATACACCTTTACCAGCTTTATATACTGATGATCTTGGTCCTATTCTACCATCGCCTGTTAGAATTGTACCACCAGAACCTACAGTAAGAGCTGATCCATTACTTGTTATTGTTTTATATTTAGTGTGGTCACTATCATCTGCATCTCTATATATAAATAAAAATTCATTAGCATCAGAATTGTAAACAAGTGATGAGTTTTCACCAGCAGCACTCGATAGATTAATGACATCTGTTGCACTTGAGAAAGATATAGTATTAGTTGATCCTCCTGTTACTGTACCTATTCTTGCTTCTTGTTTTTGTTGTGTATCATTATAGTAAGTGACAACAACTTTTTGATTATCTGAATCATAAGTAGCAGAAATTTCCTCTGTATGATCTACCTCACCCCCAGTAATATATGCTCTTGTTCCAATATTAACGGTTGGATTACTTGATGATCCTGTTGATTGTATTACATAAGCTGATCCATAAGCCTGACCAAGATGATTTCTTTTAGTAAAGTATACAGCTCTTTGGGCATTTGAATCCCAGACAAAATCTGTTTCATAATTTGAAGCTGTAGTTGTATTAGAATATATAGCTGACTTTGCACCTAATGTTGTAGCACCATCTGATGCTATATATATTGGTCTACACCATGTATAGTTTGCTGAATCAGCAGCTGAATAAGCAATTAACACATAATTATTAACAGTATCATACACCATTTTATAATCTAATGGAGTTGAACCAGCTGGAGCAAAGTCTACTTCACTTCCTACTTGTGTTAAAGTTGTTCCGCTTACGCTATATACTTTAAATTTACCATAATTGCTTTGATCTCTACATGTTGTAAAAACATAACCTCTACCGCTGGATATATGAATAACATCATCGACACCACCACCATCAATACTTACTCCAGTACCCCATGTAATTGTACCATTAGACCAAGTACCAGCATACAATTCGTTAATTGAACCATTTGATACAGCCACTAAATAAACATCATTTGTTTCATCATAATGTACTGCCACATACGCTTTATCAGATAATCTTCCACCATCTATTTCTGTAGGAGTTCCAGTAGTTGGGTTAGCATCTTGTGTATTTGTTACGGTAACTTCTTTAGCTTTACCAGCAGCTGTCATTTCAACAACCTTACCAGCTGTAATACCGCCATCAGCTACAAATGTTTCTACTCCACCATTAGCTGGTAGGTTTAAAATCTGATGACCATTTAAGTCTAAGTTTCCACCAAGTTGTGGAGTTGTATCTTCTACAATGTTTGCCATTGGTCCAGCTGGCCCTTGAGGACCAGTAGCTCCAGTAGCACCAGTATTACCTTGAATACCTTGAATACCTTGAGGTCCAGTATTTCCTGTTGCACCTTGTGGACCAGTAGCTCCAGTAGGTCCAGTTAAGTCAGGACTTGTTACTGTAATATTAGAACCAGCAGACATACTATGTACTATGTCGTAAGTTCCATTTCCATTATCAGTTAAGCTAATTCCTGTAATATGTGTACCAGTAGCTCCAGTATTACCAGTTGAACCTTGAGGCCCGGTATTTCCTGTAGGTCCAGTTGGTCCTGTAGGTCCTGTGTTTCCTGTTGCACCCTGAGGTCCAGTTGCACCAGTAGCTCCAGTAGCACCTCTTAAATTCTGCGATGTAAAGCTATGCGTACTACTATCAGAGAAAGTTAAAGTAATAGTTTCTGTGTAATCGTTATTAGATGTAGAAGAAAATCCTGTAACAGTAATACCAGATGTACCAGCTGGTCCAGTAGGACCAGTAGGTCCAGCCGGTCCTTGCGATCCAGTTGCTCCAGCACTTCCAGTTGCTCCAGCAGAACCAGTAGGTCCAGCTGGTCCAGTTAAATCAGGAGTTACAACAGTATATGTAGCTCCACCTACAGCAGTGAATATAATATCAATAGTACCATCACCATTATCAGTTTTAGATACTCCGCTAAAACCAGTTGTAACACTACTACCATCTAAATCAACAGTTCCTACTGAACCATCTGTTATCATTCTTCCATGTACTGTAGTTATAGCCATTGTTATTCTCCTTTAGGATTCCTTTCTTTTATTTCTTTTATAGTTTCTCTCCATGCGTCTATGTCGTGATATATCATATCTAATTGTTCTGCTAGTTTAGGGTATTCATTTCTTCTTTTACCAGAATAATCTAAATCTTCTTCTCTTATTCTTTGTTCAAGAACACCAGCATCATTTCTTGCTACATATAATTCATAACCTTTACTTACTTGTCCAACAAAAGGAATAATTAATTCATAAGAATCATCTATTTTATCTGGACCCATTTGTGTTCCATACTCGTTATCACCTAGTACTTGTATATAGTAACCATCAGATTCAGAATCAGACCTTGCTTGTTGGTCTAATAGTAGCTGAGCATAGGCTTCATCTTGAGCAGCAGCTTCTTTTTCTGCTTGCTCCATTTCCTGTGCTACTTTTTCTTCTCTTTCTCTTATTTGTTCTTCTGTAAATTTTGGCATTATCTTAATCCCCAAGCAAGTATGTAAGCTTTAGTTAAACTACAGGAAGTTCCATCATGTTTAGCATATAGTTTAAATCTAATTGCACTTGTTGTCTTTCCTGTTGCAGATATTTGTGATGGTATTCTAGCATTAAGGTGCATATTAGATACATACCAATCTTCATATATATCATGTAATACATACTCAGTACCCTCTGTGCTTCCTGTTAATGTACATGCAGTTAGTTTTCCATATATACCATCAGATGTACTGCTGAAATATAAACTAGCAAAAGCCATAGCAGCATGGCCCTCTGCTGTTGATCCTGTATTATCTGGTGCTGGTAAATCACAAGTAAGTTTTAATACATAAGAAGATGTTAAAGATGATGAACCAGATGTTTCTGCTACTTGGTTTTTATTAACATCTCCTCTAATTTTATTAGCTTGTAATGAATCAATAACAGCATCACGAATATTAAATGTTCCACCAACAACCTCAAATACTGTACTAGGATTAGCACTACCTAATCTATCAACCATATAAAACTTTTGAGCATTAATAGCAAAAGATGTAGTTGATCCACCTACTTCATTAGCACTTGAAATTAATCCAAAGCCACCAATATAACCATTAGTCATAATTTTAACAGAGTACTTGCCTTGTATTCCATTAATGCTTGAAGTGTTAGTAGATACTGATGTTGTATTATTTCCTACTGTTGTACTTAACTGTGTAACTGTTGCAGCTTGGGCTTGTGCTGTAGAGTTTGCAGATGCAGCAGTTGTGCTTACAGCATTTAATTCTGATATTGTAGCCAGTACTCTGTTACCAGTACCACCAGTTACAATAGATTCTAAACTATTTAATCTTGTGGCATGAGATGTTGTAGTACCATTAATTGTACTTACAGTAGCATTTAATGAGTTGTATTCATTAAGTGTAGCTAATCTTCTTGTAGTTCCATCTGCTTCAAATACTTGTGATTCAAGATTGGTAATTCTATTTAAGTCTAATGTTATAGTACCAGAACCTTGCACTTGTAATAATTCTAAAGCAGCTACCCTTGATGTTAGTGATGTAGATGCAGAACCATTAACAGTATTATCTAACGATGATGTTAATGTTTCTAATGCAGTTATTTTAGTTCCTTGATCTGTAATAATTTGCACACCGTTTTGTGTAATAATGTTTTCAAGAACCAAGACTCTGCCATCTACTGTAGTAATATTAGATATTTGATCTTGTAGTGATGTAGATAACTGTGATGTATCTATTTTATTTGTTGCAGCAGCTAAGTCAGCAAGTAGTTTATCTAAATCTATATTAGCTTGAGTTATTTCTGTACCAGATAAATCAATAATAGTTCCTGAACCAGATGATACTGTTGAGGAAAAATCTCTTATTTCAATAGAAGCACCTACAGGAGGAGCAGTTGTAAATGTAATAACATTATCGGATAATGAATAGTTATTAACATTCTGTAATACACCATCAATAATAACTAATATGGACAAGACACTACTAGGTCTTGCTGATAGAGTTAGTGTTGTTTGACCAGAAGAAGTATATGTTGTTGATATAGGTTGAACCCTACCAAATACCAAATCCCATGCTGTGCCTGTCCATATTCGTGTTTCTAAAGCGGTTGTATTGTAATATAAATCACCAGTTTGTAATGCAGTACCGTCTGGCCTGTTAGTTAAATCAGTTGAAAAAGCTCCAAGATACTCAGTAATAGCAGATGTTTTAGTGGTGACATTACCAGATGAGTCAAAAGCCAAGAGCTTTCCAGCCCTTGAAGTCGCAGTAGGTAAATCTCCTGGCGTACCCTCTTGTATAGGTGCTGAAATAGATTGGTCAACTTTTAACTCCAAGTCTTGTAAATTTCTTGTTACCCTTGATAACTCAACATTGAGGTCCTCAATATCGAAATAACCTCCTGTGTTGTAGTCACTTGTTCTTGATATAGATGTATCTCTGATTATGTCAACGGTCACATTACTTTGTGCTGTGGCAAATTCAACAGTAGTAGAACTAGCAGTACCTACATTATTTAATATATATGCTGTTCCTGTCTGTCCTGATAGAGAAGCTACTTGTGTAGCCTCTACATCATTCACAAAAACCTTAATATCCGCAGCTTGTTCAGTAGCAAACGGTACTGAGAATACAGTTTGTGATGATGTGCCAACAGTATATTCTACTCTTGGACTTGTATCTGATACACTTATTGCCATAATGACCTACTTTCCTTAATGTTTATTCTATTGCAACGCACTTATTAATCCTCCATCCATCTTTGTATTTTTTTAGCAAATGGTTTTGTGTAAGGTAAGTTCATAAAAGGTATCATAGACCTTATTTTATTATTTATTTCTCTATTGCTAAACTCATCATTTCTAAATAATACATCGTATGTTGTTCTTACATGATGATATGGAGTACCAGCTGATCTTAGAGCTTGTCCAGTTACATCATCAGTATCTATTAAAGGTTCAACACCAAAAGCATCTCTAGCGCTAAGACCATCATCTATAAAGAGTGGAGATATTTGCTCAACATAAGTATTTGCGTTATGAATCCAAGATGTAACACCAGCATATTCAGTAGCTTTATATAACTGCTGATCTAAAGTTAAACTTTCAAAATACTCAGGATTTTTTGCCCATTGAGAAACATAAGCTAAAGCAAATACAGCTGTTAAGCCTTGAAATTTATGCCTATGTGATCCTTGTGTGTATTGGTATGTAATTTTTTGAGCAGCAGCGACAGCAAAATTAAAGAATTGAAACATATTAGAAACTAAAGGAGCATAATGTCTTGGGCCTAATGTCATTTCTTTATGTAATTGGTCAAATTTATCTTCTGCTTTTCTTATTAATAACTTATCATTACTTTCATAAGCTCTTTTTAAATCTTTAGATACTTCATCATAAAGTTTACTTTTATTTGCAATTCTTTTAGCCCACATTTTTGAGTGAGGGAAACCTCTCCATACACCCATTAACCAGCCAGGTCTTTGTGCCATTTGTGGAGTCATAACAGTCATTTGTGTTTCAGCCCATACAGCATGACCAAATTTGTTTGCAAGTTCTTGATCTTTCCAAACTTGTGTATTTATTTCCCATAAATCTTTTTGTTCAACACCATTTATTTTTATGTTTTTATACCCAACATCATCAGTATTTAATCCTAACTTTATTATATCCTTTAGATCAAAACCTAATGATGATAAAATATCATAATCAACATTATCAGCTGGATTAATTTTATATTTTCCGTTTTTTAATTTAGTAGCATTATTAGCTACAACTCTTGCTCTAGCTATAATGCTTTGTTGTGATATATTTCCAGCTAATGATTTTAACCAAACTGTTAATGGTCCTAACCCACTATACTTATGTATTTCATTACCCATTTTATCTAAGCCTTTACTAAAGGCGCCACTAAGTTTATTTGCCCAATGAGTAGGGTACAGTCCATCATCACCTATAAACCTAGCTCCAACGCTAGACATAGCCATTTCATTTAATATACCCCACCTTACTAACATTTCTTTATTATTATCAAGTCCATCTACTGTTCCTAGTTTTGTATATTTTCTTAATAATCCAGCCCATGTATCTCCTAAACCAGCTCTACCAAGTATATTTCCTATATCAGCAAAACTATTTAAAGCAAATCCACCAGCGACAGAAGATGCAGCTAAGTTTTTTAAATCTCTTGATAATTTAGCATCAAATCTTTTGCTTTGTGAGTCTGTAATTAAGTTACCTAATAAGGCATCACGCATATCATGAATGTTTTGTTTTAGTACAATGCCTCTAATTCTAATATTTTCTATATCTTTTGCTGATTTTGCTCTTGACATAGCGTCTGTTGTTATTTCATCGATTCTATCTATCCATTTATATAAACTTACATCACCTTTTACACCACTTGATTTTGCTAGTTCTATTCTAGGAGCTATTTTCCTGTAATAATTTCTGAATAAAACTTCTGCATCTAATATCGCAATTTTTTTTATTACACTTCTTGGCAACTGTAATGATCTTTTCATTAAATATTTAGTTCCTCCTCGACCTCTACCTCCTGTATTATCAAAATGACCAGCGCCCTCATTTAACATATTGTCTACTATTTCTTTTGCTCTTATTGCTCTTGGTTTTAAATCATCACCAACATCTAATGTTTTTGCTATTTCTTTTTCTACCCAACCTCTTATAGGTCTAATTAAATCTGGATCATATATCAATGGCATATAATTTTTTTGACCTTTAGATTTATAGTCACCTTTTTTTTGATTCAAACTTTTTCTTTGTAGTTGTAGCTCACCTTTTCTTTTTGCTATCATTTCTTTTGTATCTTTAATAGCAGCAGTACGACCTTTACTATTAGGCATAGCTTCAAATTTCTTTAATCTTTTTTCATACACAGTTAATTGTTTTTCTAGTCTTGTTATAAGGTCATCTAACACTTTTGCATTGTCAATTAGTCCGTTATCAAATAAATCTTTATAGAATCTATTGTAAATTGTACTATAGTCTTTAGCTGATTTTTTTACTTCCTTAAATATTCTTGTGACTTCTTCTGGATTTGTTGTATTTAATCTTGCTCCATATTCATTAATAAATTCATCAACACTTTTAGTTGGGTATGCAGTTTCTAATGATATTAATTCTTTTAAAGTATGCCATTCTATTAATGATCTTGTTCCTCTGCCAGTTTTTCTTTTAAAGAAATCAGATAATCTTCTTGTTTGTATACCAGCATCAAAATCTCCAGCTGCATCAAGCGCTTTACTTTCTGCCAATCCGTTTATATTTCTAAATGCTCTTTGTATAAAATGTCTTACATTGTGAATTTCTCCACCGTAATTACTTTGGTATCTTGAGCTAACTGATGGGCTTTGGCCCTCTGGTGTTCTATTTAAAATATATGAACTATCTCCGCTTAGCTCTAATACTTGATCTATAAGCTCGTTACCAGCTCTTGTTGTTATTATTCCATCTTTTACTAAAGATTTTACAATATCAAAACTTTCATCTAACCATGATCTTTCTAATCCTAGTGGATATTTTAAAACATTTCTTGCTGCTTGTGTAACTTTTTTTGATTCATCAGGTATTCTTAAAGTACTATCTCTCCAATCTGTGTCGACTGGAACTTCTTCCATTTTTTTTCCTCTAATTCTTGCTCCAGAAGCATCAGTAAATATTTTTCTTGATGGAGTACTGGCTATGTAATCTATCTCATCAAAAGCATTATCTATTATTTTATCTATTTCTTTTACTGTTCTTTTTCTTTCTCTGAAACCTTTATACTTACCTACTATTGGTCCTAAAGCACCTCCAAATAAAAATGATCCAGTTAATGTGTATTTTAATTCATCCATATTTGATGTTGGATCAAGAGCTATTCTAGCTAATTCAAACGGAGCAACTAAAGCTGTTGTTCTTGCTCCCATAGATGCAGCATTTTTTATCATACTAGCTCCAGGTCTTACATTTTTAGCTGGGTTCATAAATATTAAGGGGTCTTGAGCAAGTGATGTACCCCATAATAAAAACTGATAAGGCAAACTGTATTCTGCTATTTCTGCTTTTGCGTTTAAGTTTTCATATAAATTATCTTCCATAGATTTTAGCTCTTGAATATTTCTAGCGCTGTACAGATAACTAGCATAATCATCTCTTAGCTCTGGAACTGCATTAGAGTACCAATCAAAATTTGTATCTATTCCATGTTCAGCAGCTAAAGCATCTCTTTCTCTATGATGTTTTAATTCATCTATTGGTAAAGTTTGCCAAAGCAAACTAACATCATAACCAAACCTTCCAAAAAAACCATATTCTCTTTCTTCTTCTATGCGTTCTTCTGTAGTTTGAACTTTTTGAGTGGTTATATCATGTAATATAATATCTTCTGTTTTAGTATTTGGATCAACTATTGGCATCTTTTACGCCTCAGGTATAATTGTGTATGGTTCAGCAGCTTTTGGTGACATTAATTTTAAGAAATTAATCCAATTCTCATTATCTTTTTCTATCTCTAATCTTCTTTTTGCTGCCATTTCTTTATCAGTTAAAACATTTGATTCTACCCAATCTTGTGATATTAATGGTTCGACAATTATAGGTTGATGCTTATTATCTCTTAGCTCTACTGCCATTGCATCATTTTCTGATTGTTTAAATACTTGATACCTATTAACTAATTGTGGCACTTTTTTTCCATTACGCTCTATCTCTACTACTCTACTTTCAACAAACATATACTTTAAATCTGTTGCCTTTAAGTTATCATAACCACTACCTTTTAGCTGGGCTTCGTTTACAGCATTAAATTCCTCTGTTCTTATGTCATATCCAAAATTATTATTTGGCTGAGCAGAATGAGCTTTGTGTGTAAATGGATATAAGCTGTAACTATCATGAGTAAAATTATTAGCAAACTCTGTAAGCCCATCTTGTGCAACTTTCTGTAAACGATCAAAAGTAAACTGTTCTAACTCTCCATTTTGAGACATAAATGTTCTTACTTGTTGGTTTACATAATTTTCCATGTAACCTAAAAATCCAGGTGTTGCAGCTAATGCTTGTACTAACGCTTTTTCTTGTCCAGCATTTACACCTTGATAACCAAAAACTCCCATCCAGTTTTTTAACATAGTTTCACTAAAACCTAACTTGTGTGCAACTCTATTCCAATATTGTTCTGCACCGTAAGTACTTCCTGTGTTAAAAAGATCATACAAATCGTTTTGTTTGTCATCTTTTAATGTTCGGTTAAACAATGTACTTATTTTTACTTGGTCGCCATCACTAAGAGTAACTGTTAAACTTTGATCTTTGTTTATAGTTTGATTTATTATTGTGTTATATTTTTCGTTTAGGTCAGTTCCAAATATCATTTCTTCATGAATGATTGCGTCTTTTAATCTTAATAATTCATCAGCATCTGGACCTTCAAAATTTAAAGGACCAACTCTTTGTAAATCTGCATTGTTTATTACTCCAGCTACTTGCCATGCTAACTCAGGACTGGTTAGCATTAGGTTATATAGAGTGCTAGTTATTTCTTCTGGCGCTTGACCTAAATCTATCATTACATTACTTGCAAATGCTAACTTATGTCCTATATTATCTTCAGGGCTTAATGCCCTATTTTTATCATATTCTTCAAATTGTAAACCAACATAAGTGTTAACTTTACCTAAAGCAGAATCGCTTATAAATTTCATTGGTTGGCCTTGATTGTTCCAATGATTTGCATTATTTAAAATTGTAAGACCATCTTGACCAGAAAATTCTTTACCCTCTAAATCTTCTATCATTATGGCAAGAGATTTTCTTGCATCATCTGGTATATATCTGCCAATAGTGTTTTTATCTAAAATTATATTTGTGTCGTTTCCTTCTAAATCTTTTCCACTTATTGTAACTGATCCTTGTCCTGTTTCTAACAAAGATAACCACTTTCCTAATTCCAATGCTATATCATCAGAATTATTTTTTTTGCCAGTTGCATCATACCTAATGCTATCTATAATATGTCCACCTAAAGATTGTATATTTTGTTGAACAATATTTAATGGAGTGTAATTCTTATTAGATTTTGTAGATAATACTTCTAACCGTTTATCATCTTCAAGGAAAGATTGAAAAGCATATGATAGCCCTCCATATTCATAATTCTTAGCTAGTTCATCTCCATACTCTCTTTCTAATTTGTTTATTTCTGTTCTTTCAGCTATGTCTAGTTGATGATTTGCAAGTTTTGTCTTTTGTTGCATTACTAAATTTGTAGCTTTTTGTTCCATATTTTGAACAACAAAATCTAAATTTTCTGGTTTTATGCCTTTTGTATTATTAGGATCGTTTATCCATTCTCTCCAATTTAAGTTTGCAAAAGCATCTAACTCACTTTCATAATCTGGATCATTAGGTGTTACTCTGTTTCCTTCTAAAAATATTCTACTGAATGTATCGTTAACAAATTTATTACTATTTATTTCTGCATTAGCTAATGCTTTTTTGTCTTGTAATTGATTGGCATTAGTTAATAATGCTGAGTATATTCTAGCTGATTCGTTTTCATTAAAATCGTATTGGGCTGTTAAATCATTTGTCATAGCTTGTGCAGACTCTGGATCAGCTCCTGATATTATAACACCACTTTGTATTTCTCCTAAAGTTTTAACATATTGCGAACCCAAAGTATCAGAACCTTTGCTTCTACTGTCTGCTATACTTGTAAGCACTTCTCCAACAGCCGATATTTGTCTGCCAACTGCATCAGCACCTTGTAAACCAGCACCACTATTAACAACAGATATATTGCCTACGCTTGAGTTAAATCTTTTTCCTCTTTTTATCACTTATCACTATCCTTATATTTAGCACCGCCACCAATTAATGATCCAACAGCACCAATGTATGATGCTCTTTGACTCATCTTTCCAGCTTGTAAAGCAGCTTTACCTCCTCTTATTAAGGCATCTCTTTTTAACAAACTTTTTGTTTGAGTTACTTGAACATCTTGTTTTTGTTTTTTTATAATTTCATCTGTAGCAACTAATGATGATTCACCGCCTTGCATTACTGCAAGATTTTGTTCTATAACTTTTTGGTTTTCATTTACAATAGCATTTTCTTCCATAACAGAATTAAGTATTTCATTTTGTTCTTGTATTTTTAATTCGTATGCTTGTTGTTTGGCTTGTGCTTTTGCTGCTTTGCCAGAATACAACATACCAAAAGCGCTAACACCAGCTGCTATTAAATAAAGTGGATTAGCCATTATACTGTTACCTCACTTACTAATTGCATTACTCCACATGATGCTGGTAATGTTTGTGTTATTTGAATTGTTGGGTCCTGAGAATAACCTAACAATCTAAAATCCTGTTTGCCATCTACTCTAGCTGGGTCCTGTTGTATAAGGCCAGATGCAGTAGTCCTGTTAAATAATGTTCTACCATTAACAGACATTGACAATGCTCCCTCAGTTTCTACTTTCACTCTTGTTATTCTCCTCATGTTGCCAGTTAATTCACTTCCCGGATATTGAAAATCTACTGGCATAGTTTCCAAGTTCATAAAATATGAATATCCTATATATGCCCTATCTTGATGGATAACTCCATCAATAACTTCATATTTTAGATTTAATAAACTTGCATCTAATGTTCCTGTTCCTGATACAGTTTGAGTTCCTCTATAGCTTCCATCATCTTTTATTACATGAACAGCTTTATTATAAAAATGAGATGGTATATTAGATATAGTTTGATCACTTGCTACTTGCACAGCTACAGCACCATCTAAATGACATTCATTTGTAGAGTCTATCTCATCAAAGTTTGTAAACTTCTCTAAAGAGATAACTCCATTTCTATCTGTAACCCAAAATATATTCTCGTTAACAGCACACATAGACATAACTTTATCTAAATGACCATCAGTACTAGGTGTTTGTCCATCGGCATCCCATAGTACCCATCCAAGTATAGATTCAGATAGAACAGAATGTAATACAGCTACAGTACCATCTGTGTTTATGAAGAAAATATATTCCTCAGGTCTGGTATCAGAACCACCAAAGCTACATATATCGATAGGAGTATTAATAAGATGGCTAGACCGTATGGAAACATCTCTTGGTGCAAAAGCTCCAGCAGATACTCTTTCCAAATCTCTAACAGTTCTACCATTCCTTTGTACATAAAAAGTGTTACCATTACATATATGAGGATTAGTTCGTGTTGATCCATAGCCTGTCATCCTTTCGATTTGAATATTCGTTGGAGTGAGAGGAGTACCAGCATCTTGTATAACAAGAAACTCTCCACCACTTGTAAGTATTTCTAATCCTTTGTTTGACACAATATGATATATTTCGTTTAATTGATTTGATGCTACAATAGTTTGGACACTATCATTGTCCGCAGCAGTACCCACATCAAAGTTATAGTAATCTCCTGACTGTGAACCGAATAAAGCATCTGGTTGATTTGTTGTTCCACCAAACCATAATCTATTTTGATGGAATGTTATTGCTCTTGGATAACCATTCCTTGAACAGAATGATTGTTCTTTCCATTCTCTTGATGCTGGTAGATTAGCTCCAGTAATCTTAACTCCAGCTCCTCCAAAATCTCTGGACCCATTACCATTAGGATCAGTATTAGCTGATGTTCCTGTATATCCAGTTACTTCATGTGATGCGTTGTATACTGCCCATGCAGATATAGCATTACTACCTACACTAAATCCTGTTGCTACATTATAAGTACTGCCACTAGGTAAGAAGAATCCAAAGTTACCAGCAACTTGTGATATATTTATTGTTGTATCTGATCCAATCATAAAGTGATCGTCATCAATAACCCTTTGTATTTGGAAGTTACCATTAAGTCCTGATCTTTGTATAAGACCTGGCTCTCCAGCAAATCCAGTTAAAGACAATGTATCACCAGCTTTAAAGCCATGATTAACTAATGTAACCTCTACTGTATTTTCTCCAGCAGTAGACCTAAATGGATTTAATGGTAGCTCTATTTCAAGTCTGTCTTTTACAATACCATTAGCTTGTGTACCATCTACTACTGTATGTATCTCTATTTCCTTACCATGCCATAGTATTGACTCCTTGTTAGTAGCCATGCTACTTGTAAAAAAAGAATCACTAGCAAGTAAACTAATGTCACCAACATTGGAGCTAGGTTTAATGGTAACATCACTACTTGCTAGCTTTGAGTAGGGTTGATAGATTTCATATAAGTCTACTGTTCCACCATTACCAGTATATGTAAATTGTGTCACATTAGATGATTTCTTAAATTCTAATTTCTTTGCAGTAAATGAAGATGAACTTACTCTCTCTACTATAATAGGATTAAATGATTCATGGGTAAAAATAAATGTGTCGGCTTGTTGGGCGTATGTAAACTCATGTATGTTGTTTGCATCAATAGGTATAGCTGGAGTTGTTGATCCATCTGTATAGTTGTTGATAGTTGATATAGGTGTTTGACTTGTTACATCATACACAACAATCTTACCTATTTGAAATAAGAAAAGATATTCTTGTGTTTCATTAAATACAAATGGTTCTACTCTAGCATGAGTAGTAGTACCAGTTAATTCATCCCAATGTAGAGTGCCTGGCCTCCTAAATACTGATCCTTGTGATGTTAATAAAGCATTTCTAAGTTTCTTACATCCAGCAGAATAAGCTGGAATGTCTGTCCTTGCTTTCATACGAGGATCCAATTCGCCTACAGTAAAATCTGTTTGTACAAATTTTATCTTTTTAGCCATTAGAATCTCCTAGCAAGTGTCCGTGAGTTACCTCTAAACTTAGCAAATCTATCCATTCTTAATCTCTCAGATGTAGTTTGTTGTGCGTCTACATTCCTTGCTATTAAATATTGTCTTTGTGCTTTTTCTTCAAAGAGTGCTGATTTGTTTTCATCTTCTGCTATTGCTCCAGCAAATACAGATGCTAAATGAAATTGTAATGCTGTAATAAAGTATGGTGGAAATGTAGTTGTGTCTGGTCTATATGTATATTCAGCTATAACTTTGTCATTAACACCAGCATTACAGAATAACTTCTCTGTAAATATTTCGTATTGTATTGGGTTACCATTAACAGTAACGCCATGTATCATAATTGATTCTTGTGGTATTTGATAAGCAGCATCATACCTATCATCATCTATTGGAGTTTCTGTTAGCCTTGATAACTGTGTTATGTTCGAGGCAAACCTCCATCGTGTCTGTGTGAGAGCTGTTCTTACAATATCTTCATACAGATTCTGTGCTACTTGGGATTCAGTTGTTGTTCCAGAAAACGACGAAATCGGTGATGCACCGATTAGAACCAATCCTCTTGAGGCTATGTCTATGTCACTCCCTGAGGGAGTTGAAGTTGTTGTTGTCATATTAATTATAGGGGTAGCTGCGAACGCTCACTACCCCTATCCTTTTTTGGTTAAGCTAACGCAGTAGTTGTTACGGTTGCATTGCCAGTAGTTGATGAAACTGTAATTACATCAACAGCAGCAGTACCTCCAGTAGCTGAAACAACAAGAATAATATCAAATTGTTTCAAATTGTTAGTAACATCATTAAAATAACCAGATGCCGTAATAGTACCAATCGCATCAGCTGATTTGTAATACCAAATAGCTGGTGAAGTACCACCGACTTTTTTCAATTCTGAGTCTGATAAAGCCATGTTTTACTCCTATACCGATTCGTCTATAACGACTTCCCATATACCAGCAGTATCGACAGCGATCGATCCCATTGACATATAAGAGGTTACAAGGTTACTAACTTTTTCTGGAATGTAGTTTACTTCCGTTCTAACATCCGATCCTGTAGCAGTACCAATAGCTGATTTGTGGTAAGCAAAACATTTTCTATCATTAGTTGAGATAGGTAATGCAGAGTGCATAAAGAATGTAAAGCCTAGCCAGTTTTTAGCTGTGACACCACTTGGGAAAGGTAAACCGCCAGCGCCAATGTAGTCTGTGTTAACAAACTCATCGATACCTAGTAGGTCAGCCCATCCCTCTGGAGATACGATAAAGTATCTGTTTCCATCGTCAGGGATGTCAGCTTCGTTCATGGCTACAAAAGTAGATAATACTTTAGCTTTTGTAAGACCAGCTGAACCAGCTGCAATAGTTGAACCGTTACCAGCGTCAAGAGCAGCAATGATAAGGTCATCAGTCTTTCTTCCTAATGCATTTGCAGCATTAGTAGCGACTACTTGTCTTTCATCAATGTTTGTCTTGAGTAGGTCTAGTGTATCAATGTAGTCAGCTGCATAGTAATCAGACAATGTGACATCTACATTAGTATGTACGAGG